CCCGCGCCGAGCACCTCCTCGCCGGCCTCCGGCTCTGGAATGTGCAGCCGCTCGCGCGCCCAGGGCGCCGGGATCCGGAACAGCCCAGCCAGCTTGGGCAAGGCGTCCGCGTACGACACCAGGTCTTCCGGCTCCGACACATCGAAGACCATCCGCGGGCAGCGGCGCATGCCGTCGATCCCGCCGCGGTTCAATGCCAGCAGCGGATAGACCAGTTCGCGCGTGATCGTGCCGGCCACCTGGCGCGCGTCTGCCTCCAGGATGTCGTGCCGCACGCCATCATGCACTTTGCCGAGCGCGTTGGTGCTGGTCTTGCCATCGGCCTGGCTGGTCAGAGTCGCACCCAGGATCACCTTGCTTTCCGACTTGTCTGCCCAGTCCATCAGGTCCAGGTGCGAACCGCCACCCGCAGCACCGCCGCCGGTGATCTTCTGCACCTCCAGCGTCATGTCCGCTGGCATGATCGCTCGCGCGTCATGTCCGAGCGCCGTTACCGCCCGCATCAGGCTGGCCTTCTCGACGTCAGTCGCCCCTTTGTAGTACTTGCCGACGATGATCGGCAGTCCGTAGGTCTCCAGGAATTCCGCGAAGTCGCCGAGGGCGTAAGACTTGTACAAGAACGGCCAGGACAGCACCCGATACATGCCCAGTCGCCCCAGGTATCCCGTCTTGGCCTTGCCGTGCTGATGCAGCACCCAGCCGAACGGCACCAGCTCGGCGCCGTCGGCGCTGGCATCGCGCAGGCGCAGCGACGTCCGATCCCGCGACAGCTGGAACCACTCCTGTGGGCGTGGCAGAAAGCTCGGCAGCCACTCACGGCCCTCCTGCCGCCATTGCATCTCGATCCCCGAGAAACCATGTCCAACGCCTTCCATGCACGCCAGGATCAGATCCTCGAAATCGTCGACGCCATCCTTGATCACTTCCTTCGCCCACTCTGCCGAGGCCTTCTCGGCTGCCGTGGCGTTGCGCGGTGGCACGATGTCCCATTCGACATTCAGCAACGCCAGCTTGCGCTTGCCCATTTCCGCGAACAGATGTGGGTCGCGCTCCTCCATATCGGCAAACAGGCGGTGCTGCGCAACCAGGTCGCCGTTATCCGCCGCCTGCAGCGTTGCCGCCAGGCGCGCCGGCGAGAGCCCGTTCAACATCGGCGTCAAATACTGGTTTTCCAGGGTGCGAATCGCGCTGGTCTGCTGCTCGCGCAACGCGCCGCGGTCGATCGCCTTGCCGTACTGGTCGAGAATCGTGCTCATAGCATGTGCCGGGAGCCGTGCCCCCAGTCCTCCTCAAAATCCTCGCCGCCACCGGCTCGCCGGGGAACCGACTCAAAGCCCTCGCAGCACCCCGGCAAGCCCTCCTGGCGCATCGCGTAGTGCGCCAGAAACAGCCCGATCGCGAAGTCACCGTGGCGCTGTTGCTTCGCCTGGCCATCGCCACCCGCGCCGGCCCGCTGCGTCGCGACGTGCGGCAGCTTCGGCACGCCGTTGATACGCCGGATGGCCCGCAGATCGTCTCGGCACTCATCGTCACGCGGCAGCGCATCCAGCGTCCCATCCTCGAACGCCGCCTTGAAGCGCGGCATCTCGCTCATGTAGAACGCCTCGGAAAGCTTGATCTGCTCGATCCGGCTCATGCCGTACTTGTCGGCCGCGAACTCCGCCAGGGCCGCGCCGTTGCCGCCCGCATCCATCGCCCCGAAACGAAACCGCGGCAGCCGATCGACCACGAACTCCAGCACCTGCTCCTGCTGCTTGAAAGGGCAGTTCCCCAGCTCGATCGACACCCGGCAGCGCTTCACCAGGTCCTTTCCCTCTTCCAGCACCGGCAGCACCGTCAGGTCGCCGACACGCGCAAAGTCCAGGCCAAACCCGTGCGCGCGCTCCTCGTCCATCCCTTCCAGGATGGGCAGCAGCTCCTCGCGACACCATTCCTCTACCTCCAGCCGGCGCACCGGCTCGGGCAGCAGCTGGAAGGCGGCATCCCAGCGCTTGCGAACCACCGGCGCCTCCGCGCTCATGCGGGACTCGATCAGCGCCATCGGCAGATACACCCCGCCGCCCTCGCTCGGGATCACGTCCAGCTCTTCCGCCGCCGTGTCGCCATACATGGCGTAAATCTTCCCGACCCAGGCCTCTTCAGTCTTGTCGACCAGCCGATCGCCCTGGATCAGAGCCACCCGTTGATACAGCCCCTGCGCCACCGCGTCCTGGAACGTCGTCCGGTGCAGCGAGTAGCTCAGCCGACCCGCGCGCACCTGCTCCACCAGCTCATTGAAAGGGTTGGTCGTGCCGTTGTGCGACGACAGCAAGCGCACCTTGCCGCCCCAGATCAGCATCGCCAGCGCCGCCTTCATCAGCCCCGGAAGATCGTCGTGGAACGCCGCCTCGTCGATCGTCACCCGGCCCTGCTTGCCGCGGATCGACCGTGGCCGGCTCGACAGCGCCAGAATCTTGTTGCCGGACGTGAAATCGATCCGGAACGCCTTGATGTCGTTTCCCTCGTCGCTGTAGAGGGTCTCGCCGACCCAGCTCACGGCGTACGCGAAAGCCTTCGCCCACATCGCGCAGTCGTCGATGTAGCCGCGGGTCATGTCCTCGCTGTAGCCGATGTACAGCGCATCCATGCCACCTTTCTCCGGCGCCGCGGTCAGCACCGCCTCGGACGCGTCGCACCAGCTCGCACCGATGCGCCGGGATTTCTCCCACAGCGCGACTCCGGCAGGGTCAGAAACCCACCGCCTCTGGTACGGCAACAGCACCGCCGGCGTCCGCGCGTTCTCTGGCGTCCACAAGTTGTCGGTGCGAGCGATCGCCATCAGCCGGTAATCCCGAGAATCTCACGCCGGATCAAATCAACCGAATCCGCAGTCAGGCCACCGCGCCGAGCCACCCTCTCAACGGCATCGGCCGCCAGCGCGGCCTTCTCGCGCATCGCCTCCTGCCACTTCTGTAAGGTCACCTGCATACGGCCAACGTCCGCATGCGCCCGCGCCACCACCGATATCGACTTCGCCGCTTCGGCAGGGTCGCCATCGGCCTGGCGCAGCGCGATCGCGATCCGCAGCAGCTGCTCCTGCAGGATCCCACTGGTCGCCGTCAGCACGTCGCCCTCGTCTCCCTCGTCCTTGCATGCCTTGGCCAGCGCCCGTGTGCGGCGAACGTCTGCCATCGCTTCGTCGAACTGCCGCTCCAGCTCCGAACCGTGCCGATGCACCGCGCTCTTGCTCACCTGGTAGCCCAGCTCGCGCAGCCAGGCCGCCAGGTCCGCATAGCCGGCAAAGCCGGAGTCAACCAGGCGGCGATTCAACTCGTCGCGAATCTCCTCGGGAAGCTGGCCGACCGCCGAGCGCGCCGGCATCTCAGGCCCCCGGTCGCGGACGTGCGACCCCTGGCGGAAAGCTCAGGCCCTGCGCCACATCCAGCCCCCGAGTGGTCAGCGTCGCGATGGTCAGACCCATCGCGCCACCCGGCCGCTGCGTCACCAGCATTCCTTGCTCGTCGAGCCAGGACAAATCGCCGCGCAGTGCTGCGAGCGATACCGAGACACCCTGATCGCGTAGCGCCGCCTGCAGCACACTGTCCGCCACCGTATAGTCTGGCGCCCCGGCCAGGCAGACCAGCATCTGCAGGCGTGCTTCCTCGCGCAACCGTTCCCCGAAATTCATCGATCGATCCTCATTTGTCCAGCAGATGCTGGTTGATCATCTGTATGGTGTTGGTCAGCGCGGTAACCGTCCCGCGCAACTCGGTCGAGACCTGGGATACCGAGTTGATCGCCCGATACAGGTCGGCCAGATCGCCGCGAGTCGGCGTATCCGCCTGCCGCGCACGCATCAACTCAATCGATTCGTCAATGTGCCGACGTCGCGATTCGAGGTTCAAGCGCATGTCCGCCAGCTCTTTCGCCACCTCGTGGCGCAGTGTCACAATCGCCTCCTGCGTCACCTTGTTGCGCCGGTCCCATAACAAGAAGCCCGACAAGCAAACGGCCCAACACAACAACGCAACCTCTTTCCAGAAGGAGAACAGCGCGAGGTCAATACCGAACACAGGCGTTCCTTTCAATGCGCTCCTGGCGCGTCTTGCAGTCGACGCACAACTGCACGCCGGGATACGCCGTGCGGCGCAGTTCGGGAATCGGCTCGTCGCAGTCGACGCACGTCAGCGCCGAGTCGGCGACGGTCTTGCCGTCCAGGCCGGCGCGGCGCCGTTGGTCCGCCAGGGTGTCGGAGAGCAACTCCGCCTCACGTGCCGACGCCCGGTCAAACAGGTCACTCACTCGACAGGTGCCCACGCAGGAACAGCGTCGCCTCGGCGTTGCGCCTTGGCCGCACATCGGCGCTGGAGGGACCGACCCAGTGCTGCAGCGCGTACGCCGCGCCGGCCTTGTCGCCCCTGTTGAGCATCGCCCGCAAATCCGACCGGTCGAAGGTCCCCATGCCGACATCGAACACCAGGCTGGCCAGTGCATCGAATTCGTGCTGGTCTAGCTCCACCCGGACGCTAGAGTTGAGGTATATCTCGATGCAGCGCAGCGCTTCCCGCAGCAACAGATCCGCGTCCTTCTCCCCCATCCTGATCAAATCCTGATCGGCGGGGCGCATCACGTAGCGGTAGCCAATCAGCAACTGTCCGGATGGCTGGCGCTGCGGAGCATCCAGAAAGCGATCGAAGCGCTTGATCAGGTCGAGTCCTGACTCGGACACGCTCAACGAATTGGGGTGCAGTTTCCTGCTCTGGTCGTCAGTAGCCATGCGCAATTTTC